CTTGTAGAGCTTGGCTCGTGAGTTGTTGAATACAAAGCGTATGTCGTGTTCTGGAAACTGCTTTTGTATCTCTTTATGTTTACGCCTGTCTGTAGAAACGAAGCGTCCTTTAGTCTCAATGATGATACCATTCTCTAGAACAAAGTCAGGTGTATAACTTCTAATCTTCATGTCTGTCCATTTGATCTTAGTCTCTTCATATGTAAATGTGATACCACGTTCTTTAAGATTAGTAGCTGTTGATTCTTCTAGCCCTGATCTATAACCTGCCGCGATACCATGAAACCTTACGCGCTTAGCCATTAGAAGTCCTCCACTTCAGTAACCTTCAGTTCTTTCTTAACCTTGGTTAGATATTGAGGCCCATATGAATACGCAAACTTACGAAGTCCAGGCCAACAAGCCTTCTTGAATTCACAGTAAGAGCATTCCATACATAATTTCTTGTTAGGAGATGTCTTGCTTTGTGGTTCATCTTTGTAAGTACGTGTAGGCGGTACTTTACTCTTGACCATTTCTTTTATTGATTTGATTTCTTCTTCTTTAGTTTTTAGTTCATCAGTAAAGTCGTACATGTCTAAGCATATATGTCCGTTTACTTTATCTATAACTAAGAACGCACCATGTGTTTTGTTAGTAACTAATGGGTCGTCTTTAGCCGCATAGACATATGAAGATAGTTGAGAGATGTAACCGAATGGGTCTTGATCTCTTAGATTACCTTCTTTAAACTTCTTAAAAGAGTAAGGAGATGCAGACTTGACATCAACAGTCATGCCATCAATAACACAGTCTCGACTGCCTTTGATACCGTGTGCATCCATCTTATCTTGTTGTCCAACGACCTCGTGTCCTGCTTGCATTGCTATACCTAATGCAAGTTCTTCGATCATGTCTCCATAAAAGAACTTGAGCAGTGCGTTGGCTTGTAAGGCTTCAGCCTTATCTGTTTGATTAACCTTATACCATAACTTACGAGAGCAAGGTGTTCCTATTGATGACATAGATAAGTAGCCCCTAGGTTCTTGTGGGGCTTTAAATCTATCGTAGGCCATCTTAGCTATATTGGCTCCAACCAGTTGACCAGTAGTATTGTCCCAACCTTTGTTACCAAATATCACGCTCTCCATATCTTGTACAAGTGTAGCTATTTGTTTAGCCATTGTGTATCCTTCTGTTAGAGGTGAGAAAGGGCGCGATTGCGCCCCTCCTAGTAATTACCGAGGGCCTTGAAGTCAGAAAGGAATATCCCCTGGGGTTGCTTTACTAGGTGTAGGTGAGGTAGTCGAAGATGCATTAGAATAGTTCTTAGGTTGGATACCTGCAGAAGCACCGCCACCACCTTCTGATTCAAAGACTACGTGGTCAATAACTTGAACACCACTTAGTCTTGAGCCTACACCCATCTTAGTATCATACACATCAACATATACAACACCTACTGAGCCGTTGCCAATCATACCGTCAGCGTCTGTCCATGCATCACCACTTGAGTTGAATACCTTTGGAGCACCTGCCGCCCACTCACGATCAAACTTGTCTTTCCAAGGACGTTTAAACTTGACACGAGTGCCGCGTCCGTCTGGGTCTGGTTTACCTTGCTTCCGTACACCAGAGTCTTTCATCATCTTGAACGTAGCATCGTCCATAATAATGTCAACGGTTGTTGCACCATCTGTTTCTACATCGTACTCACCGTTATCTCTGTTACCTTCAAACAGTTTAGCCCACTCTAAGATACCTGTTAGTTCTATTGTTTTAGTCGCCATATTTTGTCTCCTATAGCTTTGTTGTTGTTGTTCTGCAATTATAGCAGAAAGTTAGTGATATGTCAACAGGTCAATGTGTATCATACCACGATTTTCCTATGTCGTAAGAACCAGGAGTTGGTATCTCGAAACCTAGCTCAACCCCTGTCTCTGACATAGTAGTAGCAATTAGTTTACCTAAGTGCTCAGCTTCATCACGAGTGCCAATAACTTCGACTTGATACTCGTCATGTACAAAAGCACACATCTTGAAGTTGATACCCTCTGCTCTAGCTTTCTTGTGAAAGTTGAGAAGAGTGTGCTTCATAAGAATAGACTCACCAGATTGTAATATACCTGCTAAAGTCTTGTGCTCGTTAGGTACGATAACCTTACGACCATCGTAACCTGTAAAGTAGCCCTTGTCTGCAATATAAGGAACCATTCTTTTCTTGAGAGGTGACAAACCATCTATGCTTTGCTCAAAGCGTTTCATAGCTGATGCGGCTTCTTGTACACCGACCTGCATGATACTAGCTGTCTTAGCGACACCTGCACCCAGTAGCCATCCGTATATGAATGTCTTAGCCATGTCACGAGTAGCATGTGAGATACCTAAAGCTTTCTTGTTCATATTGTGTATGTCTGTCTCGTTCTCTTTCTTACCCTTCATGATGGCGTTAGCATACATATCTGCATCGAAGTGTCGCCACATGTAGTCAGCAAGTACTCGTAACTGAATACCGTCTGCATCACAGCCGACTAAGTAACTACCCTCAGGTACAGTCCAACACTGGCGTAACTGATGATCGTACTTGGCCTTGATCTCGTCTACTGCATTACGAGGTGTGCCGTGAAAGGGTGCAGCAATGTTGGCGGTGTTTGGATTGTTGTGTGCACAACGTCCTGTCCATGCGCCAATATTATTAATAGTACCATGTATACGACTGTCATCGCACACTTGATTAATCCACTCAACCAGTGAAGACCTGCGGCCTTCTAACGTAAGCCACTGAGCAAGTGACTTAGCACCCCTAGGTGCAGTATCAGGTAACGTCGATAAGTTGTCTTCTGAAACCGTATAGCCATACCTTTCGAGAGACTGCTTCTTGTCGTTGTAAAATTCCTGATCCATCTTAAGTATTTTCTTACCATAAGGGTCTCCTACTTTAAGTCTATTGAACTTGTTGTGAGTTGCAGTCTTTTCATAAGGTGTCCAACCTGCATCCCATAGCACGTCTACACGATCTTTAGAAGCCCCAGGATTAAAGCTGATAAAGTCATAACAGATAAGGTCATCACCTTGTCTATCTGTAGCCGCATACTTCTTCTTAGCATTAACCACGTTAGAGAATAGTGTGCCATCTTTCTTCTCACGATACTTGATAGTATTCACTGGCAGTAACTTAGGTGGGAAATCTTCTTGAAATAGTTCTTCAAGCTCTTGCTTCTCAACTAATACACTGTCTAGTAAACTCTGTGCTAGTTCACGGTCAAAATGAAAGCCGTAGTACTTACTGCGAACTAACTCAATCTGTAAGTCATGTTCAGTGCGCATTGACCGAGCCCAACCTTGATCATAAAGGATAGGGCTGAAGTGATTGAACAACGCTTCAGTAGTATCTAAGTCTCCGTACCAGTAATCAATCATATCCTGATTGAAGTTGGCAAAGTCGTGATAGTCACCTTTGTAAACACCTAGTCGTATGCCCCAACTCTTTAGTGAGTGTGGGCCTTTTCCACCAGTAGGTATTGCTATATCATAATCAACTGTGCGGGACACAATCAAAGTATCAATAACCTTACGCGGGTCAAGAGGGGTGTCTAACCACTTGTTTAAGATAGGTAAATCATATTGAATGAAGTTATGTCCAACCATCTTATCTAAGGATTGATGCCACTCAGTAGCTTCCTTTCTTGCTATAGGGTCTGTATGTATGTTCTCAAACTTAAAGACTTCACCCGTATCTTGCATCTTGCCACCAACTAACCAGATTTTATCTGGGTGGTCAATAGCGTTAGTCTCTATATCGCAGAATGCTATACGTGCCATAGTGTCTCCTTAAAGTTCAAAGTTAAAGTAATCAATGAGTAGTATCTCCAACTCATCCTGTAGACGCTCAATGGTATTTGGGTCATCACCGTCACTGTACGCTTGTTTAAGTTGATCTTCCGCAAGGCTTACACGAGCCTCAAGTTGTTCAAAGTAAATCTCTTTACTATCATCATATTGATCTAACTCGTCATCACTGAGAGTATCGAAGTAGTCAACACTTGAGTAAAGGTCATTTACATCTAGGTTGTAGTCGTCGTTATCGTAGTCAGACCCCATTGAAAGTCTCCTCTGCTAGTATTGTGGTCTCTGGTTCATAATAGATAGAACCTGCTTTACCTAACCTACTGAAAGGTCTATTCTTATCAACGATGAAGTTAGTTGTATTCTTTATGTCTTCGTCTTCAGACTCAGTATCGCGTTCTAGCTTCAAACATATGATAGCTTCTTCCTCAAGAGAACCTGCATACTTTGTACGCCCATCATCATTAACTTGTGAGATAAAGATAACACCAATGTCTAACTCTTTAGCTAACTGAGCCATACGAGAACCAATAGCTGTTAGCATTGAAGTAGCACCGTCAGCACCACCTTGAGATAGATATGCTAGACGTTGAACGTGATCAATAAATACATAGTCAACACCATACACTGTAGCCGCCATTCTAACGTAGTCTAGGAGCTTCATAGGGTCATCATGTGATCTAAGCTCAAAAACTACAGTACGGTCATCGGCCATCTTCTGAGCCGCTTTGATAACATTGTCCTCAGTGATGCCGTTAGTTGCAGCATCCTCTTTAGTACGGACGTTGATACCTAGCTCATAAGTTGCCATAGCTCGATAAGTAGTTGACCTCATTTCTTCCATGTGCATCAGACCTATCTTAACCTTAGGGTCATTAGAAAGAAGTCCACACTCGAAGAAGCGTACCATCTCAGTCTTACCCCCACCTCGTGGTGCTTTAACAAAGGTTAGTCCGCCTTTAACGAGACCTCTGATCTTATCATCTAGTCCACTGTGTCCTGTTGGAACGTAGCTGTAAGGGTTCTCTTTCTTAATTGTTTCTTCAATATCCAGATCACCGATGTAGAAGTTGTCTGGTGAGAAGCGTTGAGGTTTCTTGGCTGACCACATCAGGTCATCCTTATCACCTGCCATCAAGAACTCGTTAGCATCCTTGTGTTTGGACATTGGTACAAAGAAGAACTTCTCTGGGAAAAGTTGATACAATCTCTCTGCGGCTACTGAACCTGCATCATCTAACTCACCTGCATAGATAACTTCTTTGAAGCTATTCATATACTCGAAATTCTTCTTGATAAACTTCTCTGAGATAGATGCACCAGGGATTGACTTGACGGGGAATGACTTACCTAGTACCTCGAAGAGGGATGCGGCATCAAACTCACCTTCGGTAATGTACAACCTATTAGATGAACCGCTGTTGAAGTCTGGCCCGAATAGATCATCAAGTGACGACCTATCTTTTAACCAGAACTTCTTCTCATCGTATCCACGATACTTAACATTGTTAGGCCACTTGAAGGCGTAACGTACTGGACTGTTATTAGCATCTAATTGTAGTTGAATACCATATAATTGACAAACCTCTGCTGATATACCTCGGATACCTTCATAAGTACCTGATACTATTTCTGCATTCATTATATTCTCCTTTCTTTTCTTCAATGGATAGTCACTAGCCACCCAATCAAATATCTGTAGCTGACCCATACCCGACATCGGGTAAGACCTAGAGCAACTGTGGCAATGGCCTACCTGTTCATCTTGCTCCCAAGAGAAAGCATCTGATGAGCCACATGCTTCGTAGGGGCATGGTTGATGAACTAAGTTACTCATTTAATCTTCTCCAATATATCCATAGATCACTTCTACTATCTACACTTGTTTCATACCCTAGTTCTTGTAATTCTAACACATCCTCAGGATTAGTCAAGTGTTCTTGTAGATAACAACACTGTTTACCTTGGTGCATTGCACTCTTGATAGTATCCTGTAGTCTTTTTGTTCTGTAAGAATGTGATATGTCACTAGCATCTTCTGCATTGGGTATGTTTATCATACTATTCTATCTCCTATCAATGCCCAGTCAAAAGGGCTTCTGTTGTCAAAGAATCTTTTGTATTCAGTATCATTGACTTCAACAACGATACCAGTGTCAACCTCTTTAAGTGTTTTAATTCTAGTCTTATCATCAATGCCTGTGAAGGTTACAGTAAAAACACCATCATCATTGTCTTCAATTTCGTAATAGTCGCCACTTGGCATTGTGTCTAACCATTCATAAAAGTCTTTCTTAAGCATTAGTCTTCTCCTTTATCTGTTACTACTAAGTAAAGTATTATACATAATATAACTGTAGTTGCTGTTAAAGCTAGCATTGTTTATTCTCCTCTTAAACTTTTCCATGAGACAGGGTAAAGACCCCTCATTGTGTTATCAATATTGTCAGCTATTATCTTTGTCTCTAACTGCGTATCGCTTGTGCATCTTAAGTTACACATATCAGCTAGGGCATCTAGACTACCACTCCAGTACCACTCAGTCATTGTGTTCTGAGGTAATACCATACGAGCTTGTTCTGGAGTAACCCCTTGCATTAACATTTTCTTGTAGTCTTCTAAAGCTTTTTCTGTAAGCTCTTTAGTGTATACACTGGGAAAATATTGAGATTTAGATAAACCTTGAGAGCCTTGTTTCTTGTCATCACTTCGACCACGCCAAACTTTAGGAATATAAAACTCTGGGTCATCATCTACATATCTTCTACTAATCTCATTCCAACGTAAAAACTTATGCTTGACTAGCTGTCGTGCTACAAAGATAGGAGCAGATACATGGAACGTAGCAAATGCGTGTCCGAAAGGTGACATGTGCTTGTGTCTTGCTAGGTAGTTTATTAACCTTGAGTCCTTTACTTCATCAAAGATACGGTTATACTTTCCAAAACTAACTCTAGCCGCGTTAACTACAGACAAGTCACTACCCATATAGTCTATCAAATCTACATCCATTATATTCTCCTTTGTTATTTGGCAGGGGTAGTAGGAATCGAACCCACATCATTTGGTTTGGAATCAAATGTTCTACCATTGAACTATACCCCTATTAAAAGTACTTAGAACCTCTCCACCCCTCAGGTTGCAATCTCCGTCTGGTGCTTCAAAGAGTATACATCGTCATGTACTAAGTACTCATAATAACAGTATGTGTGTTATTATAAAGTAAGAGGGGAACTCTGTAAAGCCCCCCTCTGTTATTAATTATTTAAATTATTATTAGATACTTGAACGATTGTTTGAACTAAGTTATTGTGTCCATCTATTACATCATCAAGATCAATCTGTATGTTTCTAATAACCCACTGTTGATAAACAACAATGCCTACTAATATTCCTAGTCCTACTAGGATTGGGTCTATCATCATTTTATATTCCTATTTGATAAAATCGTGTAGTCGGTTAGTAATAATTGATAGTGCAGTATTTAGATCATTGGCACTACAAGTCTCAAGGTGGTCACGTACATTGTTGAATGTATCCCAAGAACCTTCTCTAGGTTTCTTTTTATCTGGTTTCTTAATGATTTGTACTGGCTCTGATTCTTGCATAGTAGTGCCAACACTATTTGTGTTTAGAAATTCGAGTAGGCCTTTCTTATCGACTGGTACATCAGGGTTAGTATACTTACCTAACTTCTTTGCATCTGCCTGAGTGCCTACCCATTGTCCTTTGTTGTTTGTGTATAACTTCAACTAGTACTCTCCTATTAATCTATGAACGATTGTTGTTGCTTCTACTTCTACATCTTGGCCACAATCAAAGCAATAAGCTTCGTTAGCTATGTCTTCACCTACTTCATCTATAACCATCTCTTGAGCGATGTAATCCCAAGAGACAAATGCTCTCCATTGTAAGTCGGTGGAGTAACAGGTTGCGCAAGTGTATTGTTTAGTTTCTTTCATGTAACTCTCCTATACATTAAGTATACTTTAAGTAATACTTATCTCCTATATCTTTAGTAAGATAATATTAGTTAATACTTAAAGTATAACAACAAGTTGTATTGTAACGATACTTGAATAACTTGTCAAGCATTATTTTAATCAACATACCAAGAAGTTACATGATCAACTCCCTCGACGACACCATCTGAGCCTTCATAACCCTCGGAGACGACAACTAAGTCGCCTACAAGAGTGTTCTTCTCAGCATAAGATACTGCTTTAGATAGGGAGCTAGTTGTTGTTGACTCCACTAGGTACTTGTTTTGTTTGATCTCTACGATATAAGTAAATGACATTAGTGATAATTCCTTCTATAATAAGCTGTTTGAAAATGATCTAGTTGTAGGTGTTCTACTAGTAACTCTACATCTAAGTTTAGGTCATATAGCATCTCTGCTAGACGTTTAGGGTGGTCGGTTATCAACCTCTCTATAGCTTCTATTTCTATAATTTCTTTGACATCCATATCTGTCTCCTCTGGGCTTGTCAATATTGCCAAGGGGGTTGGTTCACGTTCTATCTCCAACCACCCCCAGTCGGCTTCTTTGAGCTTCTCAAGCAGTGTTAGTGCAAAGAATACGTCTTGTGTCTCTCTTACTGTGTGTTGATTGTAATATCCAACACTTAGGTTAGTACACTCTGGTATTATTTCTGCATACTCCATTGAGTCTGTATAAGTCCCATATTTGTCAAGCTCTAAGTTCCATTGAGAACCTAAACAGTCAATCAAAGAGTAACCAAATATATCACTGCAAGTACGCTCTCCTGATTGATGTGTTACTACACTAGTAGTACCCAACCTATCAAATGATATTACTGAGTATATGTAATCTAACCAAGGGTAATTATGGTTAGGGTTTTGTACATAGTCCTCAACAATGCCTCGTGAACCAAGGCCACCTATCTCTTCGGCGGCATGACAGACGTACACACCCTCTACACCTGCTTCGATCATGTTTAACTGTAACCAAACACCAGTAGTACAATCAGCACCTAAGCACTCACCATCTACTTTAGTCTTTGACAATATACCAGTTGCGTGATCCATTGTAACACCCTGCATACCCTCAGTCTTGTGAACAGTATCATAATGTGCTGCAAACATAACGTCAGGCTGATTACCTACAATGTGTATGAAGTTACCAAACCTATCAGGATTGCCAAACACAGGCAATAAGAACCTATCAGCAAAAGCTTTCTCTGATGCACTGTAAGCAGGACGCTTGTAAGACATCATTGTAATAAGCTGTTGTATTCTATCGAATTTATTCATGCTTCTTCCAGTTCTGCTTGTGTTGATTCGTAGTAGTCAATGTAGTCTTCGAAGATGCGGTTAGGTATATACTCTTGGGTAGACTCATGGTAAGTACAATCTTCAATGTACCAGTACTCCTCAGTAAATTCTACATATACTGCGTAGTCCATGTGCATGTCCATCTCTCTAACCATATCTTCACCATCAGCGTTTTTACCTATAACTAGGTGAGCAAATACACTATCTTCATTGTGTATGTCATTTTCAGTTATAGCACAGTTTGTATAGTTATCGTCGTAACAGTATCTACAGTAGTTGTCACCACATGGTGTAGAAAGAATTTCGTCTTCAAGCTCACCACAACAGTCACAGACATGGCCACGGCATAATGAACCATCAGTATCAGTAAGTGAATATTCACCATCATCATTTAAGATAAGGTAGTCTTTACCATTGATACGGACGTTATCACAGCGATACTCACCATCTACATAAGGTACTATTGGGTCATGTATATCGCCTAGTACTCTAAGCTTTAGGCCATTCCACGCCCCATACGAATCGTTGTGGAATGTAGAACCAATCTCATCTAAGTAACATTGCATCATGTTGAGTGATTGCTCACATGCACCATACATTGAGTTATGAACATAAGTAACGTCCATGTCAGTACGATGTATACCAATAACTACACGCCCTGCAATGTGGTTTTTCTTATCCTTAACGTATAGGATACCGAAGTCTCCAGAGGCATACGCCTCACCTACACTGTAGTAAGTACCTTCACAATCATAGTCATCGTGTCTACCTACCTGTTGCATACAAGATGTAGCTAAGTTCTTGCGATCAGAGGCTAGACGTGGGTTGCGGTATGACACTGTAGTATGTTCATAAGCTGTCACGAAATCCACCGCTTCTTCTGAATATACTAACTCAAACTCACGAGGTTTTGTTTGCTCAATACAATCCTCAGTCATACTAGCGATGTGTTGATTATTTAAGTGAGCAAACATACGTCGAAGTGCCTTGCCACCTTTCATGGTAGAGACACGATCTCTAAGCTTATCCTTGTGTGTAAGGAACATAGCTATCTGACCCTTGTTATGGGGGCACTCAGTAGGGTTGAAAATTGAAAGTATTTTAGTTATGTCCGACCATTGCAAGTCTGAACCATTTAAACCATTGTACTCTTTGTGAGTAGTATGTTTTAAGAACTCAGCCAATGCACTTGTTTGATCAAACTTAACGTCTTCATTGCGAACAAGAGAGTCAGCAACATCATCAAGTGAGCCGTACTTAGAGTCCACAAAGGCACTAAGCGTACTCTCCTTAGTGTGAACATATATTGTACCTGCTTTTAAAGGTAGTATATCCTCATCTATTATAGGTCTAACATTACTGTTGTAGTCCATATTAATATAACGCCTCCAACTATTAACGCCGTAGTTAGGGCAAGCGTAATAGTATTCAGTATAAGAATATCGCTCATCACTCTGTACAACAGTCTTTTCTTTAAGTACTTCATGGTATTCGTCTGGTGATATTTCCATAAACTGTTTCATAATATAATCCTTTCCTATGTTATAGTTATTACAGTTGTTCTAATTAATCTTCAAAGCATATGACCATATAGTCTATGCCATTCTTTTTAGCATTGTATCTCATAAACTTTCCATCTCTGGAGTGAAACCTAAAACGTACCCAACCTACAGGTGTAGACGCTAGGTTTTGTTCAACTATATCAACAGCTAAGTCACAAGACACGTTAGGTAATGGCAATAACTCTGTTTTGTTTATTACCTCACCATCTATTGCAGACCCCACCATAATTTGAGAAGAGTGACTAGCAGTACCTATCGTTGCCAGTAGTACAGCAGTTATTTTAATTATTGTTTTCATGTTATACTCCTTTAATTTAAATAGTGATTATACAGGCATCCTTCAAGGTATGCAATAGCATTGTCAATAGGCACTGTTTCAGTTAAATATTCTTTTGGTTTATCTTCAGTAGCTTGGTGGTACAACCTAACACCACCAAGGTTATACTCTGTAGATATATGACTTGCAGTCTCTAAGTTTACCCTAGCCTGTAGGTCTCTTAAATTATCCATGTTAGCTATCATGTTTACCCTTTCTTGCTCTATCCATCTTAATAATTAAGTCGATCAACGTCTCATCTTTATTGAGTAATTCAACAATTAGATCAACGGCTGGAATGTTCTCACTCACTAGGTATTCCATTACTTTCTTTCTATTCATAAATTCACCTTCTCATGTGTTATTTTAGTTACATAAACGTCATTGCCACGCTTCACCCATCTATCACGAATATCCATAGCTTCCATTATATAGTCCGTGTGGTACATGTCAATAACATAATCATACCCACCTTCACTCTCAACAATACGCAATTCGTAGAAAGTTCTGATGTTATCTTCTTTATCTACCATTATAATTCCTCCGATAAGATTTCATCAATTTCTTTTAAGTCTTCTGATGTAGTAGGCACTTCAAGATAATCTTCTAGCGTATCCAAAATTGAATTGGCTTGCCACGCTTTCATAGTAGTTTCCATTTTAATATTTATCTCCTGATTTGATATAGATTACAAGTATTGACCATATAATCATAACGATTGATATAAATGTTATCATGTTATACCCTCCCTAAAGATTGATAATACTGTTCCATGCCCTCCAAAAAACCACGTTGGTAATCTGTATCTGGTGG